CATGGCACTTGACCTGTGCGATGAGGCGGAAGCCATTGCTAATGGCAAAGAGTAGGGGGAATAGACATGCCTTTTATGATTATGGAACATGAAGTAGATCCGGCTGAGAGCATACGAAATGAAATGGGGGACATTTCTTCAGTTGAGGTGTTCAACAATCAGGTGCTGGTGGCGGTGTACATTCGCCCGCAGAAGACCAAAAGTGGGATCATTTTGACCAACCAAACAACGGATGAAGACCGTTATCAGTCAAAGGTTGGTCTTGTCCTTAAGAAGGGCCCACAGGCTTTTGAAGATGTCTCCGGTCAATGGTTTAATGGCCTGAACATCGAAGAAGGCGACTGGATTGTGTTTCGCCCGTCTGATGGCTGGAACATTACGGTCAACAATGTCCTCTGCCGCATAATTGACGATGTGAATATCAGGGGTCGCGTCGATCAGCCTGATCGCGTCTGGTAATAGGAGAAACCCATGTCTGGTGACGACGAACAGATTGAGTTTAAGTTAGATGATGCCCCGCCAGTAGAGGCGTCCAAGAGTGACGAACCGGAAATTGAAATTGTTGATGATCCGGTTGCTGAAGATACCAAAGCCCCCGAAAAAGATGTCGATAAGGCATTGAAAAAGCTTAATAAAAAGCTTGAGGAGGAGCGCAAAGCCCGCATGGATGCTGAAGCCATAGCGCGGCAGGCCACTGAGCATGCTCGTTTAGCCCAGAATGAAGCTAGTGACAGCAATCTTCATTTGGTAAACGGGGCCATTGAGTCTGTGCGCCGCGACCAGGAGATCCTGAAGGCAAACCTGCGGGATGCAATGGCTATTGGCGACTTTGACAAAGCCGCTGAGCTTCAGGAGCAGATGGCTGGGAACATTACAAACCTTCGTCAACTTGAGCGTGGGTTTGAAGAAATGAAGCAGCAGCCTCGGATGCAACCGCAGGCTCAGGCACCCAGTGAATTGACGGTAGATACGTTGATTGACCGGGTAACCCCACGATCTGCTGAGTGGTTGAAGAGAAACCGGGATGCTTTGCCTGATGCGCGGTCTATTCGTGTGATGGCGCGGGCGCATGAGGACGCAATTGATTATGGGATTGCTCCTGAATCCGATGCGTATTTCCAGTTTGTTGAGAACAGAATGGGAATTAGCTCTAACCGCCGGTCTATCCCTGAAGTGGACAATGTTATGTCTGATGCTTCGTCGTCTAAGCAAAGGCGTTCAACCCCTCCGTCAGCCCCGGTATCTCGCCAGCCGATTGATTCACCAAATCACCGTCCTGGAGTGATTACTTTGACCGCCGCAGAGGTAGAAGCCGCTAAAATCAGCGGAATTACGCCTCAAGAGTACTATCGCAACAAGATGCGCGAGAACAATCGCTTGAACTGAGGAGAGTTAAATGACTGATTCTACTGCAAAACGTCGCGGTCGCCCGCCCAGGACACTTGTCGAGGCTATTGCTGACAACAATCTGCCATCGGAAGCTGATAACTTTGCGCCGGTAAAGGAGCGCCCACCTATGCGTCCTGCTATGAGGGAAGATGACCCAAGAGTTGCTGCGGCTCGCCGTGCGGCTGAAATTCGCAACCAGTTTGAGAACGTGGATGAAGGTGCAGATGAATTTCGCACCCCGACCGCGCCAGATGGGTGGCATTACGAGTGGAAGCGCCGCACATTGCTGGGCCAAGAAGATCCTGCGTATCAGGTTGAGTTGGCGCGCATGGGTTGGGAAGCCGTTTCGACTAAACGTCACCCAGAAATGATGCCAGTGCAGGGAAATCATCCCATAATTGAACGAAAAGGAATGGTTTTGATGCAGCGCCCGGCAGTTATTTCGGATGAAGCGCGGTCAAATGAGCTAAGAAAAGCGCGAAACCAAGTTCGCGTGAAAGAACAACAGCTTAACGCTGCCCCGGATGGCACTTTGACCCGTGATCATCCCAGCGCTCGCGCCCAAATCAAGAAGGGATATTCCCCAATTGAAGTGCCTGGCGACTAGTATTTGACATTTTGGAGGGGTCGCCTTGAGCGGCCCCTTTACATTATGAAATTATAATTGTAATTTTGCTTTTGAGATCCTTATGGATCGACCCCATCCCCCGGCGCGGATGGTTAAACTTCCCCCGGCTTCCGAATCTCCCCGGCGCGAGATGACGAGCCTCCTGAAAAAGGAGATTCCGTCATGGCGAACACTGCCGCCTATAACGGTTTTCAACAGTACAGCGGGACTGGCTCTGCTCCGACCTATGAGCAGGTTGCTGTCCAGATTGCTTACAATGCTTCTGCCATCTTCCAGGGCGACCCCGTAAACCCCGATGCTAACGGCTACGTTGTTGTTGGCGTTACCACAGCGTCTAGCGGTAACACGCAGATCGCGGGTATCTTTGTTGGTTGCCAGTATCTGTCGGTTTCGCAGAAGCGCACCGTCTGGTCCAACTACTGGCCCGGCTCCGATGTCGCCTCGACCAACGTGGTCACCGGCTACATCATCAATGATCCCAACGCCAAGTTTGTCGCCCAGTTCGGCAACGTCAGTGTTGATCAGGGTTATGTGAACTCCGCTGTTGGCTTCAACATCGGCACCGGCAACACTGCTAACGGCATCTCTGGTGCGTATCTTGCCACTCTTGGCACGACCGACACGAGCTTCCCATTCAAGGTTGTGGCGCTTGTCACTGATCCTCCGGGCGTAAACGGCACTTCTACTGGTGCTTATGCCAAGGCGATTGTGGCGTTCAACTATGTCCAGACCAAAGCTCTCACGGGCACGTAACAAGGAGTAGAAAGTCATGGCTGTTAATCTCAGTTCCATTAAAGACCTTCTGCTCCCCGGCCTCCGTGGGGTTGAAGGTAAGTACGAGCAGATTCCGGCTCAGTACGATAAGATCTTTACGAAGCATGAGTCGAAGATGGCTCTGGAGCGCACCGCTGAAATGCGTTTCCTGGGTCTCGCTCAGCTCAAGACTGAAGGCGGCCAGACTGCCTTTGATAACGGCGCTGGCGAACGCTACGTCTACAACCAGGAGCATACTGAGATCGCTCTCGGCTATGCCATCACTCGTAAAGCGATTGATGACAACCTGTACAAGACCCAGTTCATGCCTTCGAACCTCGGCCTGATTGAATCTTTCCATCAGACCAAGGAAATCTATGGCGCGAACGTGCTGAACACCGCGACGACCTATAATGGGTCTGTTGGCGGCGACGGAAAAGCCCTCTGCGCTAGCGACCATCCGATTGATGGCGGTTCGATCCCCAACATTCCCACCACCCCGGTGGATCTGAATGAGTCGACCCTGTTGAACGCGATGATTGCCGTTCGGACGAACTTCAAGGACCAGGCTGGTCTGAAGATCTTCGCCCGTGGCCGCAAGCTCATTGTGCCTCCGCAGCTTGAGCCGGTCGCCATCCGTCTGACGAAGACTGAACTGCGCCCCGGTTCGGCGGACAATGATGTCAATGCGATCATGATGACTGCGGGCGGTCTGCCCGAAGGCTACATGGTCAATGACTTCTTGACCTCCACGAAGGCCTGGTTCCTGCTCACCAACATCGACGGTCTGTCGTATATGGAGCGAGTGAAGTTCGAAAGCGATATGCAGGTGGATTTTGTCACTGACAATCTGCTTGTTAAGGGCTACGAGCGCTACTCGTTCGGCTACTACAACTGGCGTTCGATCTGGGGCTCGTTCCCGACTTGATGCTAAGAGGCGGGGTCTAAAGCCCCGCCTTCTATCCAAGATAACCAGTCACGTAGACCGACTTGGCGGACTCTGCACAGACTACGTGACGACTTGTGCAGGAGGTTCCTATGGGAACAACCACATTCACTGGCCCCATTAAGGCTGGCGATGTTCTTAATACGACCGGCACTACCGCTGGCACGGTTAAGAATGTTGGCTTTGTTATGATGGCGCAGACTTACTCGCTTACGCAGGCTGGAACGGCTACCGCGACAGCGACGACAATTGTCATCCCCGCCCTCAGCCATATCGTTCAGATGCAGATGCTGAACACGGTTGGGTTTAGTGGCGCGTCGTCCAACATCAGCGTTGGCACTTCCGCGACTGCCACTGAGCTTGTCGCGGCCACTTCGGTTGCCAACATCGGCATTACTGGGTTGACGCCGGGGACGGATGCCACTCGCTCCGCACTTTGGTCCAACACGGGCACCACGGACATTATCCTCTATGTCTTGTCCACTAACACTGGCGCGGGCGTTGGTGATCTTGTCGTTCGTTACATCCAGGCCGAGAACGCCTAAGACATAGGAGATTGTCATGAAGGGTAAAGGTCAGCACAAACTTGGAAATCCGTCCCCTAAGGCTCTTAGCGGTGATTTCTACGCTGGTGGCAACTCTGAGGTTGCTTCCGAGGCCAAGGACAAGTCCGAGGGCTTCAAGCGCGGCGGCAAGACCGTCAAGATGGATGGCAAGAAGGCCAAGGCTGATATGGGTCGCAAGCCCCGTATGAGCGGCGGCAAAGTGATGTCGTCTGCCAATTCGGGTACGCCCCGTGGCAAGTCTTCTCACTACTAAGATCGCTTCTCCCGGATCTAACGTGAGACTGCGGGGGCCGTGTGCCCCCGTTTTTACAGGAGACTTTCATGTCTGGTGCATGGACACGTAAAGAAGGCAAGAATCCTGAGGGCGGGCTCAATGCAAAGGGCCGGGCATCCCTCAAAGCCGAAGGACACGATATTAAGCGCCCCCAGCCAGAAGGGGGGTCGCGAAAAGACTCATTCTGCGCTAGAATGACTGGGATGAAGCGGAAGAGGACTGGGTCCGCTAAAGCGGCAGATCCCGACAGCCGCATCAACAAGTCGCTCAGGGCGTGGGATTGTTGATATGGACAAGCCATTTTGGGAGAAAGATGCTCCAAAGGATGCTAAAGTGAAGCATCTAGACCGGAAGCAAGTTCAGTCCGCTAAGGCACATGCACGAGCTGCTGGCCGTCCTTATCCAAATTTGGTTGATAACGCTGCTGCTGCACGAAGCAAAGGGAAGTGACATGCAATACACGCCAATTACCAAGACGGGAACAGGTCGCAGCAGCATCTGCGTTGTCGATAGTTTCCAGGCACCCTTCAACATTGGCATTGCGGTCACGTTGAGTTCAACCGCTACGTTTACGGTTGAGTATTCGCTTGATGACCCTAGTGTCGCCGGTTACACAGCGGCTGCTGCCAATTGGTTTGTAGCCCCTGGGTTTACCTCTGGCTCGGCTGCTGTTGCAGGGGCCATCACTATCCCGTGCCGCGCTATTTGTTTGAACATATCGGCAAATGCGGGAACGGTTACGGCTCAGATTGTTCAAGCTGGCCCGGTCTAAGGAGCCACCATGGCGACTTCTGGCACCTATGCGTACAACCCCGGTTTAGGCGAGCTTACGCTTTACGCCTACAACCTTATTGGGATCCGCAACACTGCTGTACTTCAAGAGCATATGGAGGCCGCTCGTATGGCTTCCAACATGCTATGCGCCCGCTGGTCCAATCAGGGTGTTAATCTCTGGGCTGTTGACCTTGTGACGACGCCGCTTGTCACGGGTACGGCTACGTATGCCGTTGAAGGCAATACGGTCATGATTTTGGATGCCTATGTCCAAAATGATGATTCGGGGGCCAACATTGACCGCATCATCTTGCCGGTGAGCCGCACGGAATACGCCAGCTATCCCAATAAAGAGCAGCAGGGGTTCCCTACTGTTTACTGGTTTGATCGGCTCATTAGCTCGTCTCGTTCTACCGGGTCTGCTGGCCCATCTGTGACGCTCTGGCCGGTGCCCAACACTGACAATGGCCCACAAAGTCTCAAGTACTACAGGGTGCGGCAAATCCAAGATTCTGCTCTTACGAATGGGCAAACGGTTGAGATCCCGTATCTTTGGCTAGAAGCTTTTGCCTATGGGTTGGCTTACCGGCTTGCTCAAATCTGGGCTCCTGCGCTAGCTATGGGGATCAAGCCTATGGCTGATGAGTCGTATCAGATCGCGGCTGATCAGAACATAGAGCAAGCGGCCACGTTTATTTCCCCAATGATTTCCGCTTATTTCCGATAAGGGGATGTAAATGGGATATGCATCGAGATCAGGCCGCGCCAGAACAGATGCCCGTAATCCGCGAGCTTTTGCGATCTGCGACCGTTGCGCGCTTTGGTACAACCATTATCAGCTATCTTGGCAGTACGATTGGGCCGGTGCATCCCTTGTAAACAAGCGCATTCTTGTTTGCAGCACGTGCTATGACAACCCCCAAGAGCAGTTGAGGGCGATTGTGATCCCGGCAGATCCTGTGCCGATTGTGAACCCACGTGTTGAGCCATATGCCTGGGACGAGATCGACCGCCGTCAAGTGTCGGGTTATAATACAACCAGTCAATCTACCGGCATTCCCATCCAGCAGGGTGATACTCGTGTCACTACGATTGACGACGATGTCCCGGACAAGACCCGTGTTACGCAACAGACTGGTGAAGCGCCTTATGGCACTAACCAAAAGCCCGGTACTGACCCCAATGCTGTCACGTATCGCGATATCATCAACGTCGCGAACAACGGAATTGGCGTCATCCGTGTAACAGTTAGCGTCACCTCAGGCTTTATTACGGGCCAGAGGGTGATCATCAATGATGTGGTTGGTGTTGATACTGCAAATGGAAAATGGACCATAACGGTCATAAATCCAAATCAATTTGATCTCCAAAACTCGTCTTTCACCGGCACATACGTCAGCGGCGGATATGTGATAAACAATCCCAGTCTGCCTTATGGCTTTGATGAAATTCCCAAGACTGGACCACTCTGATGCCTCGTTACGCCAGTAATGTTCAGATCCCAAATCTTACCGCCGCCATATCTCTTTCTGGCGCGGAGTTAGTCGAAATTGTTCAAGCTGGCGCTACGGCTCGCTGTACAACTCAACAGATTGCTAATCTTGCTACGATTACGGTTGCCCAAAACGTCACCACAGCACAGAAGACGGCTCTATCTGCGACTTCTGGGCGGTTGGTTTTTGACACCACATTGGGCAAGCTTTGTGTGTACAATGGCACGGCTTGGCAAACCATAACGTCTGTCTAGCCATTTAGTTCCACGGACAAGGGGGGTTGTCATGGAAAACAAACTGAAGATCTGCGTCTACGCAATCAGCAAAAATGAAGCTCATTTTGTGAAGCGATTCTGCGAATCAGCCGCAGATGCGGATTTGATAATGATTGCAGACACGGGATCAGACGATGGGCTTGTGGAAGAAGCTAGAAAGTACGGCGCTGTTGTTCACGATATTTGTATTACCCCTTGGCGATTTGATCTTGCCCGCAATGCTGCACTTGCCCTTATCCCTAGGGGCTATGATGTGTGCATCAGTTTGGACATTGATGAAGTTCTTCAACCGGGATGGCGAGCGGAGATAGAGCGTGTCTGGATCAAAGGGCAAACCACTCGCCTCCGCTACAT